TGGTCGGCTCTTACAAAGAGCTGTTTACGGATATTGGAAGCCTTGATCCATTCGGCGAACCCTTCGTCTTGAAGGATTTGCTGCATGTCAGGGTGCCTTGCTTGCAATGCAGAGAGTGCCGCTTGTTTGCGATACTCGGCTGATTGCGCTTCGGCCTTCCTCACCGCTGGGTGATTCTCGATGGCTCTATCTACAGCCGCTTTGGGGTCTGTAAAGTAGTCCAAATCATCTTCAGGCTCAACGTTGTGTTGAGGTGCTACAGGCTGTTGACTAGAAATGTACTCGTCTACAACCTTGCGAAGCTCGCCAACCTCTGTGCCTTGCTTGCCAAGAGCTTTTTCAGCCTCCTGGTGCATCTGGACAATCTCTTCAAGAGACTTTCCTTGATACTTATCTGGCAGTCCTGGTTGTGCCTGGGGTTGCTCTGTTACTTCCGTTGGAAGATCCTGAGTCCCATCTGCTTCGTTCTCGATGGTGTCTGTTTCCTCCTCTGGAGGCAGATCAAGCATCGTCGCTCGTGACATATTAAACTCCGTGACTTAGGTCATTATGGAGAGGGTTTACGGCCAGCCTTTTCATGCTCTCTCACCCACTTCATGTGCGTTCCGGGGAAGTCCCCAGAGGCACCGTCGAGGTGAAAGGATGGAGCTGATACCATCCTGGTCGCGTCTTTGCCGCACTCGCACCTACAGAGCTTGGCATTGTCGCGCACCATTTTTTCAAACACATGCCCGTCAGGACATCTGTAATCAAATATCTTCAGCATACTCTAACTCTTCTCTGGTAAACCCAACAGTGTTCTCCAGCGAGAGGATCGACTTTATTTCTTCGATTTGCCCCTTGCGGAAAAACAACTCATCAGAACTACCTATCAAGGACAGGTCAGAGAGCCTTCTCATCTTGTCTTCCAGGTCGGTACACAACTGCGCGTAACCGGGGTGGGCAAACAAGGTGTTGTAATTGTCAAAGTATTCTTCGAGTTCAGGTGTCATAAGTTTCCTTTATAACCCAAGCATGTGAATATAACACTGGTGAATAGCCATGTCAACTACTTTTCCTGTTTTTCTTCACTTTTTGTCGTTTTTGTCTTTGGTTTTGGCTTTTTCAGCTCAGCAACCTCATCTTCCAGGGCTTGTATCCGCCCGGAAGCGTTGGCAAAGCTCTCGTTGATTTCCTGCATAGCCCTATTGAACTGGCTTTGTGTGATCATTAGTTATTCTCGTATATGTTGAGGCTGAACCGAAAGGAACCAACTATCGTGTTGTTGACATTCGTGTTTGCCGTGAAGTACAAAATGTCACCAGCAGACAGCTTGAAGCCTACTGGCTCCACAATTTCAAAATGCTCAGTTGTGGCCGTGTTCATGATGAACCGGAAAACCTCGTACTTGGTATCTACCAGCCGGTTATGCACCCATCCCTTAATCGTGACCACGGGGTTACTGCCTGAGAGCTTGTTGACGTTGGCAAATAGGAACTTGGCTACTGCCTGAGCATCGCTTGGTGTATGGAGTAACGCCTGCTGCGTCACACTCCCGCCTGCCGGGACGTAAGCGTGTACCCCGCCGGTCGAAGATGAGGTAATCGTGATTGCATTGCCATTGGCGTCTGTTGAGCCAGAGGACGCTACCGCTACCCGGTTAATGCCCAGCCCCGAGAAGGCCGTGGTGTCTGGGCTAGTGGTTGACAGGGTGTGGGTCGCACTGGCCTTTGATCCATTTGAGTCCACATAATCAATAAACAACGTCAGGGCACCATTCGTTGCTTCACCGTCCGTTGTGTCATTGAATGCAATGCTAAAGGTTTCGGCGGTAGTTAAGACCTCTGGACCGGCAGGCTTCGCAGGGTCTGCCGTGATAATTTTTTCGCCGTCAGTGCTGTCTATGTCCGGCATATAGGCGAACTTCGTGTAATGGAATACGCCGGTTCTCTGTCCCAGTACAATCTCATCCTGCGGGTCTGCGTAGATCCGCACAGTCTTGGCGTCCCCATCCCTGCTGACAGGCTGGTTGGCAGAGGCATTCAGGGATACATCCGGGCCGTGGTAGCACTGCATCCTCATGTATGTCTGCGCGTCAGATCCGTTGACAAGGCGCGTCCTGACATGTCTGCCGGAGACTACTGCTGTGTGAACCTCTGGTACGTTGGCGTCTACCGTGTATCCGCTTACAGGGTAGGTAGAGTCCCAGTTAGTACCGTCAATCGAGAAGTCAAAGTAGAGCGTTCCAGCCGCGTCCGTCTTAACTTGACAGAAGATCCCCGCGTAGTCGTTCTGCTCCCCAGTTCCGGTGTATGTTGCGCCACCGGCAAGAGGTGTGGTTGTGGCGTTACCAGTGGATTGGGTAAAGAATGCACCATCGCCAAAGTAGCTGCCGCTGGCAAGCGCTGGCAAAAGCAGTAATGCCGCAAGAATCTTTCTCATAATAAACTCCACTCCTGTCCAACGTCAGTATAGACCATAGACGGCCCACCGTATGCTTGACTAATGATTATATTGGATCGACCGTCGATCTGGCCAACCACCGTTACCCTTCCAGCGCCCTGCCTCTTCACCTTGACCCAGTGGCCATTTTTTGGGATGGTCGGCAGTGTGACCGAAATATCTGACGTATTCGTGCAGATAATGATCTCCTCGCCAACGTTTCCCGGAACCTGGAAGTCGGCAGAAGTCTCATAAACATCTCTGTCTCTTTCGGACCCGCCACGCATCCCAATCGCGATCGTATCTCCTTCCTGCGATTCAACATGAATCTCCCCAGCGTCTATCTCCTCTCCACTTGACAATGTTACGACAAGGTGGTTATCGAAATCGACCATTGCTCCGGTCACGGATGTCCCGTCCTCGCCATCCTGTCCATCTTTCCCGTTTTTACCGTCCTTGCCGTCCCTACCATCTTTTCCGGCAGGGCCAGATGGTCCGGCAGGGCCAGGCTTTCCAGCCTCTCCTTTTGGGCCTTGAGCACCGTCCTGGCCATTCAGTCCCTTGTTCTTGGCGACAGCTTCGATCTTCTTCTCAAGGAAGTCCAGCACCGCAAGGAGTTTAGCCTCCATTCAGACGACCCATCAGCTCCGCTTCCATCTGCGCGGATTTAGACATACCCTCAGACTTAGCCTTTGCGGATGACTCCTTGATCTTAACCTCCTTCTCCTTGAGAGCGAGATCAGCCACCTTCATGCGTCTTTCAAACTCCTTGTCGTCGGTGTCTCCCGCCTGGAGGTTTCTCGTAATGGCTTCGATCTTTTCGATCTCCACCTCTTGCGGGATATGGTTAGCCTCGACGACGTACTTGTTGGCCCTTGCCCTGAACTCTGCGGCCTGAGAGTTAAGCGCCTCTGTCTGGGCAACCTGGAAGTCCATCTGAGCCTGCTGTACAGCCTGCTGTGCTGCCTGCTCTTCTTTTGAGGGCTGCATGGACTGCTTCAGGGACTCAATCAAGTCCTCACGGTTTGAGAGGTTCATGTTGTCAATAATGGACTGTACAAGCGTGGGATACAGCGGTGAGTCCTGCTTCATCGTCTGGAGAAGCTGTACTAACTGAGTCACTTCGTATTCACGGGCAATGATGCCTAGCGTGGACGTAGCGTTGAACTTGTAATCTGCTACAGGGTAGGACTCTGGGTCGTACTGCATGTATCTGTAAGCAGCCATTTTCACAAATGGTATGAGGAATGCCTGCTGGAAGTTAATCAGGGTTCGTTTGTGTCTTTTGATGATTGCGCCTAGAGACATTGAAATCCCTGCGGCAGTTGCTTCACCGTTAACTTGTCCGGCGATACCGGCTGAGTCTACAGCTCCTGTGGCCTGCTGTACCATCTGCTGCAGTGCTGCTGCTTGAGCGAAGTGAATCTGGCTCACCTCACCGAAGCTAAACGGCTGCAGAACCTCTCTTGGGTCGCCGTTGGTCAGTAGTATCTTGCCCGGACGAACTTCCGGCTTAGCACCTCTGGGCATACGAGAGGCGTCCATTGCGATCATTGGGTGGACAGTGAGTGCGAGTGCGTCGATTCTAGCCCTTAACTCTGCGTCAAGCGCCTTCTGTGAGTTATACCCCTTCTCGCAAACACCCCTGCCCCAGAATCTACTGGGAACAACATCCCACGGGAATGCGACAACTGGACGATCCTGCATCATGTACGGGTTTGGCTCGGCTTTTAGAAGTACGCCACCGTTAGCGACCACAACAATAGCCTCAACGTATTGACCTTCTTCCTCAAGATCATCTTCCATGGCGGCCTCAAGAATCTCTCTCGGGACTAGTCCGTAGTATTTAGTGAGTCTTACCTTGTCGTCGTGGTATATCGTGAGGTCTTGGTCTGGCTCTAAGTCTGTATCTGGCGAGGCCGGGCCAACATGAACGTCTCTGTAGACACCGTTCTCCTGAAGCCTCTCGACCTGGTGCATGGATACGAACTCATCAATAGCAACGCCCATGGCGTCTTCAACGCTGGTGGCAACTGGGTCGATCAGGAAGTTCTGTGGCAGGACTGGGTTTAGTCTAACCTTGAACTTGTCTTCAATGTTGACCCCAACTGCCTGAAGGTCGCCATCCATAATAGGCTGAGTGGCCGGAGACATCTCCTTTACTTCTTCGATAACGATCTCGCCAATACCGTTACCGTAGACTGCGGCGTTGATCAAGCATTCTGCCACGGCTTTTCGGATCTTGGTTTGCTCAAAGTCTTCTGTGAGTTTGTTCCTCAGAAACTGGACATCTTTCTTGTCGGTATCTCCGTAGTTGTCTGAGATGTCAAACCACTTACCACGCCCGAAGGTAGCTTCTTCTAGCTCAGCGACGTTGGATTCCACTGCTTGCTGGAGCGCCGGGGCAACAATCCTGCTTCGCTCAGAGTCTCTAGTCTTATCCTCTGGGGACCAGATGCCGCGCCAGAGCCGGTAATACTCCTGGTGCTTCTCCTGATAATTACCCTCATAGTGGTCGCGCCAGTTGTTGCACTTGGACATTACCCAGTCCTCAATGCTCTCTTGCGCCATGATCGGATCTACTTCCATCAACTCACTCATATTAATATCCTGCCACTATGTCCAGTATTTCATGGTCTTCAATTTCAAAGTCGTACTCGTAAGCGACGTTAGCCAGTTGGTCAATGTAGGCTAATGCGTCTACGAGGTCGTCGTGTGTTAGCGGGTCTGGGAATTGGAATAGTTGATCAAGGAATCTTGCGTTCCAATCGCCCTTCTTTAGAGAGATGTACCCATTCTCAAATCTCCCCTGGAGTGCCCACATGACTCGGTCAGTCTTTTTCTTGTTACCGTGGGTCAATTCAATGACACGGAAGAACGTGCTGTGCCGCTTCTGCAGATCCACCAGGGGTGACATGACTGCTTGTTTAGCAATACCTCTTTCAATACCCACCGATACAGGCTCATAGTCCCGAACGGCTTGAAAAATCTTTACTGCTGTCTCGTCTAAAGTCCAGCGTCCATGGATAACGTTCTCTACCAGCCAGCCGGACGGAGAAACCTTGACTACCGCTATAGCAGTCTCATCCAATCGACTGTTCTTGCTCTTCTTCTTGCCAGCTTCCTCGAATCCAGCCAAGTCGATAGCGATGAAGTAGTCGCCATCGTTATCATCTCCATACTTTATCCATTCTTCCCTGAACATCTCAGAGCCTCTGGCCTCGAACGAAGCAAGGAACTCCTGCCTGAAAGCGTAAGATGACATTGACTTCTTGGCGAGGTCAATCTCGGAGGGGTCTAACAAGGGGTTGTCGTAGGATGTAAAGTGCCACGCCTTGTATGATGGATCATCCTCCAGCTCTGCGTATTTATACAGGTCGTAGAAGTGGTTTCTGCCCATTGGTGTACCAATGAACAATGCGCTACCCTTCTGGTCAGCCAGTGCTGGTCTGAGGATCTGCTCAAACACCTCTGGCTTCATGTCTGCGTATTCATCCATCACGAGGTATTTCAATGAAACGCCTCGCATTGTTTCCGGTCTATCCGCGCCCTTCAGGCTGATGATTGCGCCGTTGATCAGTGTTACTTGTAAGTTGTTGATGTGGGACGACTTAATCACCGGAGCACCAAGCTCAAGCAACAGACTCCACATGATGTCTCTTGCCTGCCCCTGTGTTGGGGCTACATAAAAAACTCCACCAGAGCCTTCTGATAGAGCGTTGATGAGCATCTTCCATACAGCGTATCTTGACTTACCGGATCGTCGGCCAGCAGCGATGACCTGAAACCTCGTGTCATCTACCCATAGCTCCTGTTGCCATGGTAGGAGCTGTACATCAAGCTCCATAGACCCACATAACCTGGTCGTCCCTGTGATCTACATGGACAAAGCCTTTTGCCACACCGATTCCACTAAATCCTAATCTGATAGCCTCTGATACCACCTTATGCCTTTGCCAGCCACCTCTCACCTGGATGTCAGCCGCTACGCCCTGTGCGTGTTTTCCCGGCTCTTCCTTTGCAGCCTCTATCGAGTGCTCCGGGGATCGGTATCCAGATGTGATGATGAACGGGAACCCGCAAGCCCCGCGTAATTC